GTTTTTGTGAAATCAACGCAAACACTCTAATCCCATAAATTACTCTATGGGTTATACACCACGAATGAATCCTAGCATTCGTTATACCCTAACCATATATTGTTAGGAGGGGCTTCGTCATGTCCTGTTGATTATTTAATTATATACGTGGGTTTTCCTTCCCACTGGTCTGGACTTACAGCTAACCTTCCGAGCAATAACGGAAATACACCGTGCTCGTGGAACTCTAGCCAAACCACCAACCTAACGGTTGGCAGGCCCCTCTCCTAGGGGCCAGAAACAGTCTTTCAGATCTGTTTCTACACAAGGAATCACCAACTCCTTCTGCTCGTACACCATGTCCTCATCGGTCATAGGTGTGACTTTCTCAGACGCCAGGTTCTTCCTGGCACGAGCCCAAATTTTTGAGTTGTGATACATCCCTTTCCGGGCATTACGATCCTCGTCGAGCTCTTCATAGAGTTTCTCGAGTGGCTCCTTCATAAGGAGGTTAATTGTCATCGCTTTATACAAGCCGGAATATTCAGATTCTAATCTGAATGGGCCATCGGGTCCTTTACCCTGACGGAAGAGTGGTTTTTCTATCCAACTAAAAGATTCAAGATCCTTTAGAACCCTCTTATGCATCAACCACATTGCAGCATCCTTAGGCTGCATAGGAGTATCTTTATAACTCCTATCCCTCCTCCCCAATTTTGCTTTAATTAAAGAAGCACAACATCGATCGGTCCGCGATAATTCGGACTCGTTATCGAGTGGCAAGCCCAGGCCTCCAAGCCATTCGGGTGCAAACCAGGGAATCCCCGGGAATTGGTTCAATTCCTTCCAATTGTAGAAGATAAATCTCTTTTTCACAGTTGGCCAGAGATCGGGTGGGCAACTCCTTTTGAGTTCCCGGCAGATTGTACCAAGTTGATGAGACGGTACATGCGGATTAAAATCCGCCTTACATCCTGCTCCCAATCTCTTCTTTCCCATCATAAGGCCAAGGTTGACATACTTGCGTTCAACCCACTCCACTCCATTCCATTCGAAAATTGTCGAATTAATGGTGCAGAAGTTCCTGGAGAAATAAGTTTTTCCTATCGAACTCTCTAATCCTGCGACTGCAGTGTTGGCTTCCCAACAACGACGTAGAATTCCTACTTTCCCCTTAAGGAGACAATCGTCTCCATTTATAGTTAATGGGGCTATCGGGCCTGATCCTGGATAAGGATCATCCCGTAATCGGAATGTCTTACGACCATTAGTAGACTCCTCAAGAGCAAGTCTACAAACCGCAGCATTTGCGATACACAGGAATGGGAATGAGACAATTGATCCCATCAATTGCCCACGTTTTTGTGGATGCTCAACTAGTTCATGCCTAATGAGCTTTTTATATTGGACAACCGATCCATCAGATCGATAGTTAGGGCTATCCTTCAAAAGAAATTCCTTAATTTCTTCCACAAATATGTGTTTGGTGAGAGCTTTTAACATCATCTCCCTTAAATCCAAAAGAAAATTTTTTGGCAATTCCAATAAACTCTCAACACTGATCTGTTCACCAATATTGATCATCAATTGATCCAAAATAACCTCCGAGACCCAAGAATGTAACTTGTTGGTACTCGACACATAATCCCCACTCACAGCCTCCTCATCCTCTTCTAGAGGTCCTAAAACCCGGTTAATATCTTCGGGCAAAACATATCGGCCTATCAAGGCAAAAACTTTATGTTTTTTGAGGACTGTCCAAAGCCATTTCTGAACTGGCTTCAAAGCTGTATACAGCAACGGAGGACCCTTTGAGATAACACGAACCTTTAAAGGCTCTGGGAGACCAACAGTCTTAACTAATGGTCTCTCATTCCTGGCTAAATCAAAGATCTTTCGATACTCTTCCTTCCATGTTTGTCTCAATTGAGACTGATCATAATAAAGGGTAGGATGTTCCTC